TATTAATACTACTAGCCGCATAAACATCTAAATCGCCATTACGATTCATTTCAATCCAAGTAGTACCATCACGGTTAATAATATAAGTAAATCCGTTTGTGTCGTCCATTAATATTTGTGCGCCGCCAGCAGTTCTAAAACGCATAATATTACTAGAATTATCTTCTGCAGACCCATCGTCCATTACAATAGAATGTCCATCTGCACTGCTCATACCAATAACACGACTGGGTGTTTCTCGTCTTGGGTTACTGAAGCTAGGTCCACGTAAACGGTCAGTGTTAAGTCCTTGTGATCTTAATGCCTCTGCTTGTGGGTGGCTTGGAGGGTTATCGCTACTTCTACTGTCTCTACTAGTACTAGTAACTTGTGTAAATTCACCATCGCTACTAATACCACCAACTGGACCAGCCATGGTACTATTTTTCTTTTCATCTGGTAATACGCCAAGTATAACACCTTTATCACTGTCAGCGCCAAAACTTACTAGAACTTCTGTGCCTACTGGAATGCCACCACCAGTTAAGCCGTGACTTACTGTGCCATCGCTGCCACTGGTTGTACCACCAAATGGACTAAGCTGTCTACACCAGATAGCACCCAAGTATGCATCAGGATTACCAGGGTCAATAGAACTATCATATGCAGCGTTTAATCCAAATATTTGTACTTTAACACGACCCATTTGGTTAGGATCACCGTTTTCTACAACAGTTCCGCGATACAGCCCTGCTGCAATTTTCATACCTTTTGTCATTGCATTTTGGTTAAATGCATCACTTACTCTTCTGGATCTTTTATTTGTACTTTTAGGTATACTCATTATTGAACTCCATTGGATGGTTCGATATCTTCTTGTGTTTGTGCAGGGTCAGCTGCTGGTCCCCTAGTGCCGTCGTCAGGACCTGATAATGGTACTATTGGAGTATCTGTATTTAATGTATCAGACACTGTGCTAGAATTAGTTGCTAAGTCTCTGAACGCTTTTAAGTATTGAGTAAACAACCCATTACGGAAACTATTAATAACATGTGTTACAACATACAATCCACTTATAGTATAACTATCATTTGGAGACACACTATCAAAATCATTAGGGTCAAGTGCAGGTAAATTTATTTTCAAATAGAACATGTTTTGCCCTGTTTGATAATCTGCAAGTTCTCCAGTTGTAGTAGTTGTATAAAATGTATTTGGTTTTCCTAGCCAATAAGGATCACCTCTTATTTCTAGTTCTATATTTGAATGGTCAGCACTGTTTTCCATGTTTGCTTTAACACCACCAAACATAATAGTGCCACCACTTCTGTCGTTTTCAGGAACATATGTGTCACTACTATCAATTGTATCACTTCCAAACCGCACTGGTGCATCAATACCAAGTGGATTACTCACTGGACCAGACGCTGTACTAACTTGACTAGGTGCACCTGTCTGTGACCTTCTTAATTCTAATAACTCTGCTTGGGCTTGTTCTGTGAAACTAAGAGTTCTATTAACAGTATTAAGTTCAGTAGTTGCCTGATCTAACTCTGCTTGAATTTGAGCCTGTCGTGCAATAGCATCTACATTTACGGACCTTGCATTGTCTATTGCTGATTGGTTTTGTGCTTGTCTTGTTCTTAAAGTATCCAATCGTCTGTTTAAATTACTTGCTTGTCTTTCTAAATCAATGCGTGTATTTTTAACTTCACCTATGCGTTCGCCTAGTGTTGGTTGACCATTGTGCGGTGATGCTGCCACACTATTAGGGTCTAAAGATTGCACTGGAACAATTTCAAAGTATGCAAAATTAAATGTTAAATCTAAATTTAATACTTCTGTATTAAGTCCTGTGTAAAAATAGTCATAACGCTTTTTTAAGATTCCTTGACTAATAAGTTTGTCTACACGAGTTGTTTGAACACTAGTATCAAAAATACTGTTAGTGTATTCATCTACATCACTTATACTACTAGGAGTTCTGTGTTTGACTACTTTAAACTTAACTATTTTAACATAGTCATTACGCAATTCATCATAATTACCAAACTCAATATTAGCAACTACCTTAAAGAAAGTTTTAAATTTGTCAAGAGTAGCAGTACTAAGTCTGCCAGCGCCGTTTGTCCTTGCTTCACTACCATCGTCCAATGGAAGACGTTTATATTCATCAGTCGTCATTAATACTGCACCAATAAAGTCAGTAATGTTTGTTCCTGATTGAAGGACGAATTGTATTTTACCATCAGCAGTAGCAGTACTGATACCAATTGCCTCGTCTAAATCTACAGTCTGTTGAATATTCCAGTTTAACCAATCAGTTGCACCTGTTTCTTCATCAAATTCAATTTCATATTCATATTCTACTTCTAATGCACTTCCATTATTTCTAAGTCTGGCTTCTTGTGTAATATTAAGAGCTTCTGTAAATGCAGTTAACGCCTCGCCTACAGTACTTGCCTCAAATGTAATTGTTTCTTTACTTACATTTTCCAAATAGTTAAATGCTGCGGCACCTGTTTCTGTTGCTTGTATACGATATTGCGCACCGCCACTGTCAACTTGCATACGGAAATCATTAATAATTACTGGATACCAGAAATTAAGTGTTGACTTCTTGGGTGCACCACTGTGTAATCTACCGTTAAATTCAATATTAATTAAGTATGCTGCAAGTGTATGATTTTCAATACCCAATTCACTAGACGTTTTTACTATTGTATCTAATAGTGTAATACTATTGGTCTCTCTGATTGTAATATCAAAGAAACTACTAAACCCAGCCCTGTTGCCGTTTTTAAATCCCACTATATGACTCTGCTCAACTTCACTAATATTATAAATTGCTTCACTAGAATTATCTGCAATTAATTTTGCAAATCCAGTATTAATGTTCTGATCCAAGTCTTGAGCTTGACTGGGTTTAACCATATAAAGACTTACATTATATGTGTAAGTTTCAAACTCATTGAGTGCATTTTCTAAAGGGTAGGTCATTTAAACTCCTATAGAGCTACTATTGATAGGTACACGCAATTTAATGCCTGGTTCAAAATCATAAATGCTGTCAACTATTGTATTTCTATTGTATAGAATAAAAATCCACCACAAGTTGGCATCGCCATATCTATCATACGCTAACAAATCTGGCCTATGTTTATACTTTGATTCCAGTGTAATAATTTCTGTATTATTTGCACTTACTTGCACCGGTGGTACGTAATTTTCCAGATACTTTTTATTTGCAGGTGTCTTTTTATATACACTATTAGATTTATATTTACTTGCCATTAAATAAATCCTCTATTATATAAGTCACCGCTTGCAAAGCTATCTAAACTAAATTCCAGTTGTTTTCTAGCACTGTATTGTGGAATAAGATCAATTGCGATTGTCATAATAGCAGGAACACTACTTGGTCCCGCTTGTATATAGTCAACGTCATTAGGATAACTTTGTGTGAAGCTGCCAATTAAAACAGGTACGTTTTGAAAATTAAAGTTACCATAAGCACTAAAACTTAGTACTGGTGGCGGAGTACCTTTTTTACTATCGTTTTTACCAAAATGCATCTTTGTCGCTGTACGTAAAAAATGTAATACACCAATAGTATACAGTCCTTCTTGTGTAGTTTGGTTTACAAAATCTGCCGTAATCTGAATATTAGGTGTACGTGTTCTACTATAAGCGTTTTGCTGATAGTTTGTATGCTGTGTATCATACTGGCTATATTCTACTTGTGATTGCACTGTAATATTTGGACTATATGGAAAAAGTATACCACTTGTTTTTTCTAACGGAGCAGCAGGCCCGCTTAGAAGATTTCTGTTTCCACTTTTTACACGCAATCTTGCTCTGTGATCAGCCATTGGTTAATCTTCCTTTGATAAAATCAAATACATCTTGGTTAAAGCTGCCAAAGAACTCTACAAATGTTTTTTGTGGGTCTTTAGCTTTACCACTCTGGTCTTTGCCTGTAGCCATTACACTGCGGAAATCACTAGCACTCATACCGCCTTGCATAAGCGGTGCAACATATACATATCCAGCAATCTCGTCTGCAGGCTGCATATCGTTTAAATCATCTGGTATTTTACGAAGTGCACCAGTTGTGGTATTCAATCTACCTGCATCCTTTGCACCGTATACCAGTACAACTGCACTTGTACTTGGATCTCTACCAGTTTTTGTTACGTCTGGACGAAACGGATTGGTATCAATAATTTTGTTAGCAGGAATGCCGTGCATTTTTGTCATCAGCTCTGCTTTTTCTTTAAATGTAAATGGGTCACTACTGTAGTCGCCAGCAGCGTGTGCTTTTGCTGCTTTCTGGCTAAACATTGTAGCAATAAATACATTGTTAGCACCAAACTTGTCTACTAGATGTTTGTATACATCTCTGTGACCTTTGTGCATAGGCTGAAATCTACCACCGTAGAATACTGTGATGTTTTTTGTATTAGTTAATTCAAATAAACGCATAACTGCTCTCCTATTACTATTTATATGATTAGATCTAGGGTGATTTTCAGGTGTTGACTTGTACTCGAAAGTATAGTATAATCAGAATATTAAAGGGAAATAATCATGGCTAAAAGACAAAATTATTTAAATAACAAAGAATTGTTGAAAGAGATCCACAAAAGCAAACTGAGTTTTTGCTACATTGAAGATCAAAAATACTACCAGAATGATGTAATCGTACATGATATGGATCAGATTGACGATGCAGTGATTGCAGAAGCAAAGCAAACTCGTGCTGACCGTATCGCTGTAGAAAATCATGCAGTGGCATTTGCAGAATGGGAAAGTACACCAGGCAAAAAAGCTAAAGACAAACCACGTCCAATTGACTACAAGTTTGATGGCAGTGAAATTCCACTGGAAGACATTGTGATCCGTCTTATGACGTTTGAGCACATTCCAGAAGAACCAGGACGTAAAAATAAACCTAAATCTGTAGCCGACCGCCATGCCAAGTGTAATTTTCCTCCCTTTAAGCATTTGGCATGGCGTAACAACCAATGGGAAGAAGTTGTACGCAGTCACTGGCGTGGGGACTTGACAGACGGTAAATTTAGTGTTACAAAAGGAAAGATTACTGAGCGCCTGGCTAGCATGATGATGATGCTGTGTCAGCGTTATAGTATGCGAAGCAACTGGCGTGGTTATACATATATTGATGAAATGCGTAGCCATGCACTAGTGCAACTATCGCAGATTGGTTTGTACTTTGATGAAAGTAAATCAGCAAACCCGTTTGCGTATTACACGGCAGCTATTACTAATAGCTTTACTAGAGTGCTTAACATGGAAAAACGTAACCAAAACTTACGTGATGATTTGCTACAACAAGCTGGCCAAATGCCAAGTTTCAGTAGACAAATCGACGATGAAAAAGCACAACAGACTGCTAGAGCTGAACTAGCTGAGCGTGAAATTGAAATGAACGAAAAAAATGAACAAGATTTGAAAGACGCAGGATATAATATCATATGAGTCAATTCTTTAATAAAGTAGCATGCTTTACAGATATTCACTTTGGAAACAAGAACAACAGCAGACAACACAATGACGATTGCGAAAGATTCATATACTGGTTTATTGAGCAAGCTAAAGAAGCTGGCTGTGAAACTTGTATATTTTTGGGCGATTGGCATCATCATCGTAGTAGTGTCAACGTTAGTACATTAAATTATACTGTTCCTAACATTAAGCGACTTAGTGAAGCATTTGAAAACGTATATATGATCATGGGCAACCATGATCTATACTATCGTGAAAAGCGTGAAATTCACAGTATACCACATGCTATGCTACATGACAACGTTCATTTAATTAACGATGGAATATTGGAACGTGATGACGTTGCACTTGTGCCGTGGTTAATTGAAGATGAATGGAAAAAGATGAACAAGTTGAAAAGCAAGTACGTCTTTGGCCACTTTGAATTACCGCATTTTAAAATGAATGCTATGGTTACAATGCCAGATCATGGCGGACTTAAAGCAGATGACTTTAGTGGTCCTGAATATGTATTCAGCGGACACTTTCATAAACGTCAAAACAACGGAAAGATTCATTACTTAGGCAGTCCTTTCCCACACAACTATGCAGATGCGTGGGATGATGAGCGTGGTATGATGATACTAGAATGGGGCAAGGAACCAGAATATATTGACTGGCCAGATGCTCCACGTTATCGCACACTGCCACTGAGTAAACTTATTGATAATCCAGACTACTATCTAAACAGCAACACATACTGTAGAGTTACACTTGATGTTCCTATCAGTTATGAAGAAGCAAACTTTATCAAAGAAACATTTGCACAACAATTTAAACTTCGTGAAATCAGTTTAATGCCTGCTAAGAAAGAAGAGCATGCTACTGACTGGCAAACTGACGGAGAAATAGAGGTTGAAAATGTTGACCAGATAGTGTATACTCAACTTAAAGCTGTTGATAGTGAAATGATCAACAGTAAAATGTTAATGGATATCTACGCAAACCTATGATTAATATTAAGAACGTAACAATCAAGAACTTTATGAGTGTTGGTAACGTTACCCAAGGGGTACGTTTTGACGAAGCTGGTTTAACACTAGTACTGGGCAACAATGTTGACTTGGGAGGTGATGGATCACGTAACGGCACTGGAAAAACTACAATTATCAATGCATTATCCTATGCTTTGTACGGAAATGCGCTAACTAATATTCGAAAAGACAATTTAATAAATAAAACGAATAACAAAGGCATGCTGGTAACAGTGGACTTTGAAAAAGACGGCGCAGAGTATAGAATTGAACGTGGACGAAAGCCAAACATTTTCAAATTTTTGGTAAACAATCATGACCATTTAGAAGACGGCACTGATGAAATTCAGGGAGAAGGTCGACTAACACAGCAAGAGATTGAAAAACTCTTGGGCATGAGCCACACAATGTTTAAGCACATAATGGCCCTAAACACGTATACAGAACCTTTTCTGAGTATGCGAGCAAATGATCAACGAGACATTATTGAACAATTGCTGGGTATTACATTACTAAGTGAAAAAGCAAACGTACTCAAAGAACAAATAAAGGATACAAAGGATGCGATCAAAGAAGAAGAATATCGTATCAAGGGTGTCGAAGAGGCTAATAATGCCATCCAAAAGAGCATCAAGGACCTTGAGCGTAGGAAAAGAGTATGGCTCGATAAGAAAGAAAACGATATTACAGCGTTTAAAGAAGCAATCACTGAACTAGAACACATGGACATTGATGCTGAACTTAAAGCACACGCTGATTTAGCAGTTTACAAAGTAAATGTAGCCAGACACCAACAGCTAAAAGATTGGATTCAATCTATACAAGCTGATGATATTAAACAGAACAAGCTAGTTGAGAAGCTAGAAAAAGAAATCGCCTTGCTAGTAGAACACAAGTGTCACGCTTGTGGTCAAGACTTGCATGATGAGAAGCAAGAAGAAATTCTCAAGTCTAAACAAGACATGAAACAAGAAGCGGCATTACAACTAGTCGCTAACAATACACAATATACAGAACATACTCAGGCATTAGAAGAATTAGGCACACTTGGCACAGCACCAGAAACATTTTATGAAGACGTTAACGAAGCGCATGATCACCGCAACAAAGTTATTGGACTTCAAACACAACTAGATAATAAAATTGCTGAAACTGATCCGTATACAGATCAAATTGAAGCATTGCAAAAAGAAGGCATTCAGGAAATCAGTTGGGACACAATGAACCAACTCAACTTACTTCGTGAACATCAGGACTTCTTGATGAAACTGCTAACTAATAAAGACAGTTTTATCCGCAAACGTATTATTGAACAAAACTTATCATACTTAAACACACGACTTGGCTATTATTTGACTAAACTTGGGCTCCCACATGAAGTAGTATTCCAACCAGACTTAACAGTAGAAATTACAGAACTTGGCCGTGAACTAGACTTTGACAACTTATCCCGTGGCGAACGTAACAGACTTATCCTTGGCTTGTCTTGGGCATTCCGTGATGTATTTGAAACAATGAATACACCAATTAACTTTATGGCAATTGACGAACTAGTAGACTCAGGCATGGATAGCAATGGTGTTGAAGCATCATTGGGCGTACTTAAAAAGATTGTACGTGAAAGAAATAAAAACATTTTCTTGATCTCACACCGTGATGAACTTGTTGGGCGTGTTAGTAACACACTACAAGTATTAAAAGAAAATGGATTTACTACATTTAGTACGGATACTGACTATGTCGAAGAATAATGAAGAATCTGAAAAAATTACATTGACAGACCCTGATACAGGTGCTACATTGGAAATACCAACAGTAAATGTTACTGAATGGGATGATTCACATAAGTATTATGGCACTAATCCCAACGACTATACAATCACAGTTGACACTGGTAGTTACAGTGATTTAGTGGATGTTGGTATTTTGGACGATATAGATTTAACAAGTATTTTTGAACGACCTAATAACGAAACAATTAGAAAAAGATATACGGCACATAAAAAGATAGACAACATCCAAGATGTTGGATTACATGTATTAGAAAAAATGAGTAAACGTGGCAAAGAGTGAATGGCAGTATAATGGGCAAGTAGTATCAGAACTTCCAGAATCATGCGTAGGCTTCGTCTATCTCATAACAAATTTAACTAACAATAAAAAATACATTGGCAAAAAACTAGCTCAATTTAAAAAAACCAGACCTCCCCTTAAAGGCAAAAAACGTAAAAGACGTACAACAGTAGAAAGCGATTGGCGAACATACTGGGGCTCAAGCGAACATCTAAATGCAGATGTCGCACAACTTGGCGAAGATAATTTTACAAGAGAAATATTATATTATTGTGAAAGTAGAGGCGAACTGTCTTATCTTGAAGCAAAAGAACAATTTGATCGTGGCGTTTTAGAAACAGACGAATATTACAATGGCATTATAAATGTAAGAGTTGGCAGTAGTAACATACTACGTCAAAGATTACTAGAACATCGTAAAACACTGGCTAACAAATCTCCAAAAAATAAAACATAGCAACCGTATTTGGTCTTAGGACCCATCAAGATCCAGCCGAGGTAATGCTCGTCGCCGGTGGAGTGATGTGTTGCAGTCTATGCGCTGGTTTGACAAACCAAAATGAGTGAGCTCTCCTGAACCATTGGAACTCACGGGTAGCAGAATTGTCGCCGTATCTGGCTTTCTGTGTTCCTGCGTTGTAAGTAGAATATAAAAGGGTATCGCACAACCGCCCTTGCCTTGCGTTATAAAGGTTATTCGAGATACGGTGTGACATGGCTGACTGGTAAAGTTTTCCTGAGTACACTTGGCCTTATTCAGGCTAAGTGTGACTAACATCATGGTAAAGTTAAAATAAAATCTTCCGTATATAATAAAAAATGAAATTGAGTGATAACGAAATTTCCGTTGACGTAAGTCAACGTTATACTATAGATATTGTTTCGACTTACCTGATTTTTTCTCGTTGACTTTATTAATTCTTGTGACCATTAAGTTGACTTGCTTTTTACTTAATAGATAAAGATCTCTTAAAGAAACCCCTCCTTGAATATGAATATCAAAAATAGTTGCCTCCAAGGTTTCCTGTTCCTGACTGTATTTTTCTAAGAGCCCTTCAACATCGTCAGGGTTACGCAAGAGCTCTATGTGAAAAAACTGAATGGATCTATTTCAAGGCTTGAATGGATATCACTTCCACAACTGTTACATTTACCTTGCACTTGTTTATTCACTCTTGTTTGACTTAATTTCCCAATTGCATCATTTAGTATATCGTATGTTTTACGATTGATATTCTCAACCCATTCTTTAATGAATAATGGGTTATCTACTTCAGTACCATCTTCCAGTACAACTTTTTTAATGCACTGACTAACCAAGTCAGTTAATAGTAGACTTTGTTCTACAATTGTACGGTTGTAAATTTCTTTCTTTTCTTCATCACTTTTATTTGCATTATTAAGTACAAGCATAAGCTGTCTGTTTTTGCTGTTCTGTACACTGGTTTGTACACGATGTTTAAGCATATAAGGCACAATGTGAATAATTGTTTTATCTTCCAGCGTCACTGTATCATTGCCTTCCATTGGTTGTAATCTACCTAACATGTCTTGTACGCTAACACTGAACTGATTAAGTGCTTCACATTTTTGACAAGTCATATTAAGGTCAACTTCTTTACCATAACTTGCATAACGGATACCTAATAAGATAGGATCAACATCACAAACTGGCATATTTTTAGGGTCTTTAATACTGGGAACACAACTGGAAATCATGTGATAAAGTGCTTCACCGTTGTATAAGCTATCAGCACTCTTGATTTCAATCTCATCTTTTACAGTCATGGGATAGATACCAATTTCATCATCCACACTGGTTTCCAGTTTTTCTGGATAATATTTTCCTTTACTGGGCAATGGAATATAAACTTCCACTTTTCTAAAATGATTTACTAGCGGATTATCTGACATGTTAATTTTACCTTATAAATAGTTGTATCAATGTAAACTGATAAAAGTATTTATCTACGTAGTTAATTGGGTTCTAAATGGCTGATATGTACAATATACCAATCGGTGGTGAAAAAATACCAGTACCTGCCTGGGCGACTGCTGAAGTTCAAAGTCGTATATTAAGGTCTGTTGACAGAGGAAACTTACTCAACGCACAAGGATTAAATGTATTAAAATCTCTAGTTAAAGCCACTGGTGCTAGTCAACTTGAACTTAATAAATTAGACAGATCATTAGATAATTTAGCTGATGAATTTGAAAAAGGACTTAAAGAAAACGCTAATGCAACTAAAACTAGTGGTGACGGTACAACATCTGCAATAAAAGAAGGTACAAAAGAAACCTCTAGAGCGTTTAATGCCTTTGCGAATAAAGTTAAAAGTGTTACAAAAGCAGATGTTTCAAGTTTATCAGCTGCAATGGATGAAGTTTCTAATGTTTTAAGTGATATACCTAAAATAGGTGGATATTTAGCTGCGTTCGCTACAGGTATTGGTGTAGTTATTGGTGTTATTGAAGGGTTTGCAAAAACAACTGCTGAGCTTAATAATGTTGGTATTGGATTACACGGATCATTGGTAGATTTAAGAACTGCGGCTGGTCTTGCTGGTTTGGATTTTGAAAATTTTGGAAAAGTTATTACTAATAACCAACGTGCTATAAGATCGTTAGGTGATAATATAAGTAGTGGTGCTGCTGAATTTGGTGATTTAAGTCATGTTCTTAGAATGAATATTTCAGAATTTGGTCAATTTGGTTTAACTAACAGTGCACTAAATGATGCACTTGCTGATGAAATTGAACTAGTACGCCTACGTGGACAGCTAGATAAAAACAATTTAGATGAGCAGTCTGAAAGTTTGACAACATTACTCAGAGAACAAACAGCACTTGCAGAATTAACTGGTACTGACAGACGTGAAAGATTAAGAGCACGTCAAGAAGCATTATCTAATGCAAGAAATGCACTATTTTTAAGTACACAAACTGGAAATGCTGCTGATAACCTAGGAAATTTTGCCGCTGCACTAGACGGTACTGGTAATTTAGGTAAGCGTATTGAAGATAGTTTTACAGCAGCTATTAGGAATAATACTGATTTTGGTACATTTGATAACGAATTAGCTGCAATGAGTGCAAGTATACCTGGTATACGTGAACTATTTGATTTTTATCGTAGTAGCTATGCAAGTATGGATCCTGCTGAATTCCAAACACAGGTAAATGAAAGAGTGGCTGGTATGCTTGATGAAATGAGAATAGACCCCCAGGCACTGACACGTTTAGCAGATCTTAATACTCCACTACAAGGTATTGCTGGTGATGTAATTGAAGCAATAGCTGCAATGCGTGGGTTTACTGATATTACATCTGAAGATGCCCAGGCTAGTATTGATAATTTTGCCACCGCAGCTGAAGAAGGAAGACTTAAAATTTTAGCGTTGCCAGGTGCCATGGAAACAGTTGTAAATTCAATAAAAACAAAAGGCGTTCAAATGGCAGACACGCTGTTGCAGCAGCTCACTGGTGCTGAATCAGGGATTGAAGCTGGTGGTGCAGCACTTGTAACAGCACTAAATTCGTTATCTACTCGCATACTTAATGTTGATGAAATTGAAGATATTGAAATAGCAAATGCTGAAATAAGAGCCAATAGAGTTTCGGTATTAAGTGGTGGCACAGCAGATGTTAATTTAACTGAAAGTGAACAAGCAGCATTAAATTCACAATTAGCTAACGAAGATATTACATCAGCTGGAGATGCATTATTAAATGCTGATGCAATACGCACAATGTTTAATAATATAAGTATGGATAAAATAGCAAGTAGTCCGAGCTTTATGAGGGAAAACCAAGAATACGTAGATGCATTTGCTGCTGGTGATGACGGATTAGCGGCCAGGATAGTAAGCGATGAAAGAGAAAGACGTATTCGCGATTTACAATCTAGTATAGGTTTAGACGATACAACTCTATTAAGAGTATTAAACAATGGCCAAACAGGTGAAGATGCACGTTTCCAAAATATTAATGAATATATTTCAGGTGGTATATTGGATAAACTAGATGACTTTCAGTATAGCATACAAAATTTACAAAGCAATATAGATACAGAACGTCAGCGTATTGCTAGAAGTGAAGCAGGTGAAAACGAATATTGGGATTTTGAATCAAGTGGACGAAACAGAAGTGCTTCAAGAATAGAAGATTATCAGAGAGATTTGGTAGAACTTTATAGAAATGTTGCAAGTTTAACTGAGGGAACAGGATTTGTACTAGATGAAGCTGCGGTTAGCGGTGCTTTCTTGCAAGGTAACACAGTTTTGTCAGGTATGGATAGCACTGCACCTATAAGCATTGTTGATGCTGACGGTAACCAAATGAGTGATACACTACAATCAGACATTTCAAGAGTGGGCGGTATTACTGAAGAACAGGCAGCTAATATTATACGTTTACTATCAGATAGTTTAACAGAACAGCGTAGAATTAGACAAAACGCTGAGGAATAACATCACTCGACAATATAAGATAAATATTGTATAATAAACAAAAGAGATCAAAAATGAGTTGGAAAAAAC